GTCGATAGAGTACCTGATGGTTTAATTGACATTACATTTCCTAATCTTTATTCGTTTTAATACCAATATTGTACTTGGGAATAAGTTCCCAGTTTTCACGATCACCAAACTTTATAACTTTTATTTGACGTAACGGAGCCAAATCTTTACACTGAGCAACATCAATAATATCTATCAATCCCCAATCTGATAGCAAAGTAGCAATCGAATTTCTACGCTGAATATCATTCTCATAAAGGTTCGATTTCTTACCATCTAAAAGAAATAATTCTTTAAAATGTACTAAGAAATAATGACCCTGTTTATGTAAAATATGACAAGATTGGAATAATTTATTGTCTTGTTTAGATGCAACTCCAATACGAGTTAGAGTTTCCTTAATCTTTAAAAAATCATCGGGTTCCTTAATCGAAACCTCGAGCATTTTAGCTGGAGACCATTCTATAATCTCATTTACGTTTTCCACCATGACTAACCTTTTCTTTTAATATACTTATTTGTTCGTCGGTAAGGATTTTCAAAACTTGTAGAGCTTTTTCATTACTATAATCATAATATGTTTTGATCACCTCAAGATTTTCACAAGTTTCAGGTTTTAGCCATTTGGAAAATCTTTTTCGTTTCCTAAGTATATTTATATAAAAAGAATACTGGAGTTTATTATCTAACAGCGGATATTTGTTCATCAAATTAGCAAAAGCAATCGAATCGGGAAAGTTGGATAACCCCCTATTTACGATAAAGGGGTTATACTCTTTCTCAGAAATATCATCCACCATAAGATTTTCTTTGCTGTACGAGACAGACTTTATAAAATCAAATGGTGAAATTTTACTCACTGAATAATACTCCTACAGCTGTTTGCATTCTCATGACATCCATAGAAATATCATGTTTTGGATCATGCGCCTCAAATCCTTCAATTCCTTTAGGAATATAATTGTTTTTCAGTTCAGTACCGATAAGCAATCCTTCCAAATAAGAACGGGTGTCGCGAATAAGCCACCAAGGATAAGGAGCTTCCATGTTAAGATCTCGGGTAACATAATCCAGAAAAACAGGATCGAACCCATTACCTCGAGTCCAGACCTTCTCGGCGTTATGACCACTAAGATTAGTAACGAATTCCGAAATATTAACATCTTTATCTGATGGCGTCAATTCACGTTTTCTTACTTCTTCAGGAACTGTTTTCCACCATTCCAATGTCTCGGGTTCTGGTCGTCTTTGTAAAACACCTTCAACCTGATCCTTAACATTAAATTTCACATAAGTACATTCCTCGACCAATTCTTGGAACGTATATGGGTTGCTAACAAATCTATCAGAATCAAAGGTTAGATATGCCATTGATAAAATCGGGGCATTTCTTGCGTCTTGCCCCAAAGTTTCAATATCGTATATTAATTCTTCAGACATTTACGACTCCAAATTCTTTGACCGGAAGTTCCACATCTTTAACTCTAGACATAGTCAGAGAGTTTCTTGAAACCCACACAGGTTTGTTTTCATGACTTAAGATGTAATAATCGCCAGTCATATTCTTATAACGGGCCGACAGCACATCAGGTCGGTATAATGTAAGTTCTTTAATCTGACCAGTAACTTTAATCGAGAAAAGTTTCTTACGTTCGGTACACCAAAAATAACCAGGATAGTCAATAGGTGCGAAAGATTTAGGTAATGTAATCATAATTTATTTAAACTCCACTTCAGCCATAATTTCACAGAAAAAAGCAACTATATTAATTTCTTTATCTGCTACAAAGGCGTCATTCATTTGATATTCGCCAATTATAAGAACTAATTGGGCTATTGAATGTGGTTGAATATACTGATACATTGAATCATAGATCTTTCGGAAAATTGCCGAAGATTCCATATCCATATTATCAACCACCCATTTCCTCATCGACTTAAAATCTTTTGCTTTAAGATAATTAATCAATGATTTAGTATTTTCTTCACTTAAATTAACAAGAATTCCAGAGTCAATTTTACCCGAAGAAGAATAATTTTGCAACTCATTCAGTATGCGTCTGAAATCAGGAAAGTGCCTATTGATTACTTCAGCAATCACTTTAGGTTCAAATTCAACCGATTCGGTTTTGAGAATTTCCATAATGCGTTGCATTAACTGCTTTGCAATAGCGGGTTTTTCGGTTTTCGGAATATTAAATTCGAAGTTAGCACACCGTGAATGAAGCGGTTCAATGATTCGATTTTTAAAATTAGCCGTGAAGATAAACCGGCAATTCCCAGAAAATTCCTCGATAAAGCCACGCAAAGCCGGTTGTGTTGAATTTGGATTTAGATAATCGGCCTCATCCAAAATCACTACTTTCATACCACCAGACAAGGAAACCGTAGACGCGAACTGTTGAATCTTGCCGCGCAGCGTATCAATGTTTCCGTCTTTAGACCCGTTGACAATAATATAATCCAAATCAAGTTGTTTACATAGTGCCTTAGCTACAGTTGTTTTACCGACACCAGCAGTGCCAGTAAAAAGCATATTAGGAATCTTTCCTGTATTTATCATTTCCTTAAAATAGGAATGAGCGCTTTTAGGTAAAATTACATCATCAATCTTAGCAGGTCGATATTTTTCAACCCAAAGATAATCATCTTTCATTATATATTTAACCCTTAAATAGTTTAGCTGATTCCAAAATCATCTCGATAGTTTCAATGTCATCAGCTGTAGTTTTATCATCTCTAATTTCAATGAAACGTGGATGAGATATTGCATAATAATCGGAACCATTGGCGATTGTCAAATCATTTCCTTGAACAGACATAATTTGTCCGATCATTTCATCTCTTCGAGAATTGAAATCCTCTAGCTGGTCATTTTTAAATCCTGAAACTGAACCTTTGACTTTACCGTCAGAACTAGAGAATGTCATAGACCCAAATGTTTTTTCACGAACAGTGCCCGGAGTACCTTCTATAAATCCGGTGATCTCAACCTCACATTCAAAACAAACTTTCATTTTTAACTGATGTTTAGATTTACCATCTTTAAATACACCTTTATAGTCTTTAAGAATAGCACCTTCAAAACCATCTTTCATGTAACCAATTGTTAGATACACAGCTTCATCTAAATCATGCACCAAAGTCGAAGGAATAACTTTCAACTGGTCGTCTGCAACGTCATTGAAGTTTATATTTAGATCAATTAATCGTTCGGAATATTGAGTTTTACATGGATTTTTTGCATTACGTTCTGCAGCAACCGCATATTCTTCGAGTGTGATATAGTCCCAGCATTCCAAAATAAGATCATCATGTGGCACATCATACGAATTTATAAGACCATTAGCTTCTGCTCGGTTTGTAATACCGCGAACTGTTAACTCACCGACATAAACACCATTCGGCAAAGTTTTCATCTTTTCGAATAATGTAGGATATGAGTATTTTTCTCCTGAACGACTACACGCAGAAACAGTACCATCCAAAACCGTAAATTCGCGATAGGTACCATCAGCTTTAAGTTGCAACATCGCAGGAAAAGAGATATCTTTTTTGGTTTTATCATTGTAAACATCACATCCAAGATATACAGGTTTGGTGATAAGACCTTTCCAAACCTTATTAATCGTAGTTCGCCCACAATTAATTCTGAGATCTCGGTTCAAGATTTGTTTAATCAATACACCGACATGGGGTTCGGCATTTTCTAAAAAGTCAGCAATTCGCCCTAGTGCATCATTTCCCGTATGCTTGCGAGTAGCAATTTCAAACTCTAGCATATCCAGACCAGCGTCCAAATCATAAGAATGTCTACGGAAAGATACAGGCGCGCCGGGTCCGAGTTTACGAACACCGTAAGTGTAGAATACGGTGTCATAAGTCATTTTGAGAATACGCTGAAGGTCTTCTCGGTCGGAATACTTCCTGAGAACAGACAGCTTGTAATTACTGCCGTTCTCTTCATTTAGTTCAGTCAAAATTCCAAAGATGGAAATCATAATATAGTCACTCAAGTTAGCTAGAAATAAATTCGTAGATGCTCATAACCTCTTCAGATTCTTCTTTTTGCTCCATATAGTTTTGTTTATGATAAATTGCAGCGATCCGTTTAATGTACTTTTTATCTACACCTGTTTCTTCTGCGGCACGTTCAATAGCATCTTTTTGGAATGCCTTTTCACCTTCAACGCGAGTCATAGAGTTGCTCAATTCTGTCACACAGTTTTTAAGTTTCTGTGCTTGCTCATTATTTAGTGTTTCCATTAATCTTCTCCGAAGCTAGATTTGCCGTCTAATGCGACCCAGTAATTAGTATTTTTATCCGAATTAATGAATTCAGATATTAATTTGGAAGAGATGTTTACTTCATAATCACCTGCAATGAATTCCAAATTTTTAATATTATATATCGCTTGGAACTTTTCGTCAACGTCAATATTATCTACAAAAATATTAAAAATGTTTGATGTTTTGTTTTCCAAATCAGAAACAATCAACTCGATTTTAGATTCTTCGGGGTGACCAACAATTGTTAGATCTTTTGTACCCAAAACTGAAGCGGCTTTTTTGACATCAAGCATCATTTCTTGGGTGAAGATAAAAGAAACGTCAGTAGAAGGCATTTTAATATCTTTACTTTGTGTCGTAAGCATCTCAATATCAGAATAAAAATATTCTACTTTTCGATTACCCGATGAGATTTGGACTGTCTTTTCGAGAAACTCAATGTCTGGATCTTCGAATAAAGACAGAACTGATAAAAATTCAGACAAATCATAAATGCCAAAAGTTTTACCGAATGGTTGTTTAGTTTCGTATCGACTCATCAGGTTTTTACCCTCCGAGATAGTACGGATAATATTGCCTTCATTAAAGACAATGTTCGCATTAATATTAGAATAGTTGTTTAGAACTTCTAATAACTCATTATCAAATTTCATTAATTACTTTCCTGTCGTTTATCGTGATCATATAATGCTAAAATAGCGTAATGTAATACTTTCAAAATGTCTTTTCTGTGCTCAGACATTTCACCTTTTTTACCATATCGGGAAGCGTATTTTTGAACGTTACCCAAAAAGAATTCAAGACCTACGCCTTGATCAATAAGCACCTCATTTATCTGAAATTTTTCACCTGCATAGTGTTGACTATACGTTTTATTAATATATTCCTTAAATTCTTGAAGCAATT